CTTTCAAACTTTTCCTAATTGAATTGACTCGATCCTTTGCCGACAAAACGCACTCCTGCCAAATAATTGGGTCTTGGAGCGCGTCGTTCAAGTCGATCTCAAGATCACTAAGCAGCGAGAAAGCATAGTCTCCGCTTGGGATCTTTTGAGTCTTAGGTTTGTCTCCTAGGATCGAGTCAATAACTCGCTTAACATCTTTAGATTCTATTTTTTTAACGGTCATTAATAACCTTCCTTTCGTAAATCTTGAGTGATTTCATTGATTCTTTCGGTATATCTGTATGGCAATCCTTCCTCTTCTTCCTCTTCTTCCTCTTCTTCTTCTAACTTTGCATTTTCAGAGCATAATTCTATAAATTCCTCAAAGGTTTTCGGCCATTCTTCTGGATGAGTTTCAAACCATCCTAATGTGTAATCCAGTCCGTCAATCATTGCGCACAGACCTGTCATATGACCATGCGATATTATTAAGAGCTTCTTTAAGACTATATTCGCATTCTGTTTTCGCTAATAAATTATCGTATATTTTAATAGCCTCCCTCGAAGCCAAAAAAGCAGCGCACAATGCTGTGACCTCTCCCTTTTCGTCAATAAAGGCTTTTCTTTTTATATTTCTATTTATCGCTGCTTTGCCGCTAGCATTGTCGTAATATCTAAAACCCGAATGAATATCGTCAAAACTTCCCAGCTTATAAAAAGGCTCAGAAGTATACCCGATTAGGTGTCGACTTTCGTTCCGCATGTCACCCTTCCAGACTATAACGTGTACTAAACTGGACATCTTTTCGAAACTAAAACAATAATCTGGATATTTATTATTTAGCCAAGTTTCAATCCTTTTAGACACGGGTTTGCCCTCATTTAATTCGATGAATCCTGCAAGCATCTCATGCCGTTTAATAAGCTCCGAGTCCCTGTTAATTTCTGCTTGAATCTCAAGGACTACTGCAATTTTTAATTGTTTATTTATTGTTTCAATCATCTTAATTCACCTCATCCACAAAAAACTCGCTCATCTGTTCGTCAAATTCTTTCTCGTCTAGATGGTCAAAGTTTTCACGTATTTTTCCCCAAGCATCCTCAAAAGATTCTGATTCTCCATAAAAATCTAAAATATTCCCAGCCCAATCTTTAACGATAAATTTTCTCATCTTATTTGCTCCAGCGCCTTTTTAATGCGCTTATTTCTATTTTCTATTTTTTTAATTTCTTTTTTGGTATTTTTTGCATCTGCGATACAAGTTTGAGCCGCTACGATCGCGCCAGTGCGGCCATGTGCCACGTCTTTAGCCTCGGTGTCACAGTTATACTTGACAGCTTGACGGACGATTGCGACGAGAGCGGTAAACTCTTTGTCCGTCATTCGCCCCAAAGCATAAGTATTAAACGAGATTAAGGTTAATAGTAATAATCTCATTTTGATGCTCTCATTGGCATTAATACGCCGTTATTACCGTTAAAACTAACTGACATAGGGCTTAACTTACTAGTGGTGTCGATCTCCAAAATGCATTGGTCTGATAGTTTGTTATCGCGCATCGACTCACATAATTGAGCCAATAAAAAGGGATTAAAACTTATTTTATGGTTTACATTTGTCGGCATTACTCTAGACGTGTCGGGGTAATCACCGACAATGCGCTCAAGTATGACTCCTGTAAGACCAACACATAACTCAATTTTGCCATTGTCATGCATTTTGATAACCCATACACATTTTTTATTACCAGCGTAGAGTAGCTTAAGCATTTTTACAGAATCTGGCTGTATTATATACGGATGATTAAGTTTTAGTCCCTCGGGGATGTCGAGATAAACTATAGCTAGAGCATGACCGTCTGTAGCACGCATTCTGAGCTTGTCGTTAACAATATCAAGGCATACTCCAGTTAATGAGTATCTCATTTGATCTTTTGAAGCCTGTTTTTGCATATTTATTATTGATGTTATTAATTGCATTATATTTCCTTATTGCCTGATTATAACGTAATCATTAGCATTGCTTAATTAAGTGGTATTTTTGTTTATTTATTGTTTATTTATTATTTATTTATTGTTTTGCTTATTTTAATTGCTCTCCATACACAATTGAACTCAATTGTGAATCGGTGAGGCTGTCTAAAACATGCGGCTTTTTGTCTAAATCATAAAAGTCGGACTCTGGAATATCCAAAAAATTATTGCGCATCATCCAATTGGTTAAATTTTGAACCATCTCATTACGATCTGAGCCGCAATCATCCCATGTTGTCAGGATATCTGCGGCAAGCCTCTGGGCGTCCTTACGGGATTGGAAAAATTTGTGGTGTATTGTTTTTTTGTTCATTTGATTACTCCCAGTAGTTCGTCGTCTACGCCGAGGTTTTCCAAGGCCAGTGCAAAAGGCTGCACGCCTTGGTCACAACGAAGCATGAGCTTGTAGGCTTCCTTTATGAAACTTTGTAATGCTGCGGGATTTTGCACGCCTTCCAACGCATTCACACACTCGACGATGCGAGCGGCGTTTGCTTCGGCATGGTAAGGTACGTCGTTATGCTCGCGCGCCCAATAGGAGTCGCTCAGTTGGAAGATATTAACGGAGCGGTCTCCTTCTTTTGCTTGGATGCAGTTATTTTCATGTGTCGCTACCGTGTTGCGGTTATATGTCCAAGGCGTTGGAGTATGTTTTGTTCTGCTCATCTTAATTCACCTCTATGAATTCGAGACTATAAGTTTCGTCGTCGTCTATTTCGCCGCCGGTAACTGTGTACCATGCGACCAAAAAGTCGCCATTATCGGCGTCAATAGTAGATGCAGCCCATCTATCGGGATTAACTGCATCGCTTTTGTAAGTGGGCTCACAATGGCGCGATAACAGTCGATTAATCGTAGCGGCTCCGTAGATTGCAATGGCGGCGTCTTTATACAAGCGTCTAAAGCTTGACGGTTGATCATTAGATGCCTGTATTTGGGATGTTATTTGGGATGTTTTTGATTGCATTTGTATCTCCTTATTGCCTGATCATTATAAGATCATTAGCATTGCTTACTTAAGGCGTAATATGATGGGCATTTAACTATATGTCAATATAAAAATAATAAAAAAATTGTATGGTCATTTATGGTAATAAAAATAACGTATTGGAATCAAAATTTAATCATTCAGCAAGCAATTTGAAGCATTTTGAATCATATCGAATAATAATAATTGTATATATATAGAGAGGATCATCTGCGCTCTCTCGATTAGTCCAGAGATTTATATAGCGTGATTAAGAGATTACCAGCCTACCAGAGACCCTCTATTACTAATAAGGATTGTACTAGAGTTTATTTATTAGCGTGATTATAATATAGCCAGTCTGCCATGTGTTGTCACCATACTACTAAGTATAGGTTTTAATGTTTTAAATTGTGAAACACACATTTTTCCCAACTTAACCTACTATCGATTAAATAGATACATCTAATTATATCTATCGTTTTAAACGATACATACACCACTATCCAAGGTATTTTTATAGCTATAAATAACCCCTTTTTTAAGTATTAATCCACTATTTTCTTTACCTAGATAAGATATGCGAATATAAGCTAACCCCTTAATATAGTTGCCATAATCAACCCTTCTAACCTCTATTTTATAGTGATGTATATGGTATGCATCCCAACACAACAGATTTTAATCCAGACACAACAGATCATAAAATAGAAGAGATAAAAGATAGAAATATCCCCCTCTATAATATTTTTTTTTACAGTTTTTTTCACAGTTTTTTTTACAATTCCATACTAAAACCTCAGCTTGTCATCTAGAATATGTAATTGATTTAAAAGGGTAAAAAATGCTCTAATGCCATTTAAACAGTAGTAGAGATTTAAAGTGTACTTTTTCATCAATGACAACTTCTAATTTGATAGATGAGGGTTTTTTACATGGATAAGTGTTTGTTTTTATTGAGGAGAAGGCAGAAGATTAGGAACCATTGTGGGTATCTGAGGAAGAAGGGGGTGTTTATACGGCCGCAAGAACTCATAAAATACCTACCTAAGAACTACGTTAAGGGAGATGTGCTTTGTAGTAGGGATGGATCTTGGGAGCTTAATACTCTCTGCTGGAAGAGTAAGGAATGGTTCTACCTTCAAAAGGCTAAGGATGGTTGTCATCTATATAAGTCTGGTGATCTCTGGTACTCAAAGAAACATAAGGGAGTCTGGAGGACTAGAGAGGATGCTGTTCAAGAAATTAGCTAAGAAATTAGTTAAGAAATTAGTTTATGTTGAATTAGATATTCCTCATACATGTTAAAGAGGTCTTCGGTGGACTGGTAGGGTGGTGATAAGGTGTCCCTCCATAGATCAAACATGGCTCGTGATACGCTGACTATTTCAGTAGGTGACTTATGTGCTAGAGACATATTTGCATTGTAGACCTTGTTGAATGCCTCGAATTTCTTTGCTGTCTTTTGGACTATGGGTTTTGATAATTGCTTTTTCCACATGTTATAATGTATATTATATTAAGAGGAGATTTTCATTTATGAAATGTAAAAAAACACCAAACAAAGTTATGCCTAAAGGTAAATCTGGTGGCGGTTCTTATTCTGTTAAGGGTCCTAAGGGTGCTGTTAAAGTAACTGGCAAAAAGAAAATGCCTGCTGCTAAAAAATCAACAATCCAATCTAAAATCGAAAAAGCTAAATTTTAATTATGGGGGGCTTCGGCCTCCTATCTAACTTCTATATAATTAATTTCATTTATTTCCCTCTGCAGTCTGGTCGTTAGTTTACGAACGTCATCTGCATAGAACCTACGTAGAGCCTTCTGGTTACTATATTTGCTTTGCCGCTCAGCCTCTACATCGTACTCATTAACCTTGTCCCACATCTCCATCATTATAAAACTTATCCTCATCGACAAAGTCTTAACAAGTATCTTGTTGTCTTCTATTTGTTTTTCTGTCTGTTTTTCTGTCTGTTTTTCTATTTCCATTACGGTGCACAATAAGATTTATATATATTTTGTGTCAAGGCTTTCTTTTATATTTGTTTGTAGGTATGTTTTCCAAGTGGGGAAAATATGGAAGATAAAGAATTAAGAAAAATCATCTCAGACTTACAAGGCATAATTGCTGACCAGTCAAAGGTCATTAAGTCTTTAACAAAAAAAACTAAAAAAAACTCAGATCCTAATTCTGTTGTACTGAGACAAGCATTTGTTGATGGGTATATTAATACCTTTGGACATGAATACCCTTGTTGGGGTGCTAAGGAGAATGCTCAAATAAGGGCTCTGTTGAATGGGGTTGGTTTGGATAAGGGTATGTGGCTTGTTGATTGGTATTTTAAATGGACTGATCCTTACATTGTGCAGGCTGGACATCCCCTAGGGTTGCTTACTCCTAACATTGTTAAGATGGAGGCTCAGTTAAGACGTAAGGGAAGATACTTTGAACAAGTGGCAACCTCTAGGGCCACCAAAAGAGTAATGCTAGAGGGAATAGAAAGAGATAAGGGAGTGGAAATTCATGGAGAACTCAAGGCTAGACAGAGGGGAAATATCTCGATTGGTTTCAGGACTAACGGAGAGCTACCAACATCATCAGAAAGTGAGCTACCTATCGAGCGTAGTGGATCTAATATTAGAGAGAGATTACTCGAAACAAAAGACTCATGAGAAGATTAATAAAATACCTCTAGAGTATAAAGACTTTCCAAGTATGAAGGACTTCAACAACATATTTCCAGTCATAGCTAAGAGACAATCTAAGCTACAAGAAATCGTATGGGAATCTAAAGTCAAGGGAACTCCTGCCGCTGTAGAGGCATTGTTTAATATGATTGAAAGAGGAGAGACTGAGACTGGTAAGTTCCGTTACGGACTTAAACACTGTAGTTTGAATGAGGAACAATTGTTCGCACACTATGAAAAATTTGTGCTAGGAGAATGTGACGAGAGTCTCTTATATATTAACAGGAAAGGTTTTAAAAAAGAATGAGATTGAATCTTTCCTTCGCACAAAAGAAAAAACCCTTTAAGACTTTCATCTCTTAGGGAGTTTCCTTAGGTTTGCACCTGGGCATACAACATATCTACTTGACGAATCTATATTTAGCAAATAGATATTAAAAATAGTCTGGGCATAGAGGGTTACTAGCTCCTCATAGTGAAGACTTTAAATATTGCTATAACAGAGCCCAAAAGGCACTAGTCTCGACGATGCGACAACCGACCGATGGGGAAACATTGATTCGATAAAAGGTAAGATACAGTAACGAAGCATTCCTTAGGACGGCGCTGCGGGTTACCCATCCGACTACAATCGGTTTCTTACTTCTGGAAGCATACTCCAGACTAAAAGGTTAAATCCTTGTCTCTTGTAGGTGATTGTAATTATTAAGTTTTTTGCTCTAAAGGGGCATAGCCCCCCTCGCCTCAACTCCTTCCTCTCTCTGAGGAAACAATAAAAAAAGTCCTAAACAAAATTTAAAAAATATGAGCGAAGCGAGTGTTTTTTGAGACAAGCAGAGCGCGTCAGTCCGAATAAATACATACTAATAGTTATTAATAGTGATTAATCTATAAAAATCTAATAAGATTTATTATATGGAAAATGAACTTGAAATTGAAATTGAGAAAAAAAAGAGTCCTATCGAAATCTGGAGAGACTCACTCACTGATGAACAGAAAGAAGCACACAAAATTAAGCTCTCCCATGCTCGAACAGCAGCAGCCAAGAAGGTAAGAGAGACAAAAATCGAGGTAGAAAAGAAGGCTCAAGCCTTGCTGCCTGTTATGTTTGCTGAGCAGCTCAAGAGTCAGATAGACGGACGGGACTTCTCACCTAACCAAGAAACTATACAACGTCTGCGGTTCCTGATGGATCGTGGAATGACAATCAAGGAGATGAGAGGTAAGTATTTCTCGGACATCGAACAGGCTATATGGGACAAGATCCTCAAGTTTCTGTTTCGTGACCAAGTGGCCAACACTGAAGAACTTGCCTTGTCGATCCTGAACTCTCAACAAAAACTATTGAAGGACATGGAACGACAGTTGAAGTCTGTTAAACGCGAGGTGCGCGGGTACAAGAAGAGAAAAGACTCCATCCCAATGTTAGTGCTAGGCATGGAGCTTAAGCTGTCTGAGAAGATCTACGCTCTTAAGGTTAACGTTTCTGAGGCTATGCTGAACTTGGGTGTGGTTGGCGAGAAGCAGAAGAATGCCTCAATCAACATCCACATGAGCGTTCCTAGACCAGAGAAGATAGTTAAAGACATTATAGAAGTTGTCTAATGGATATCGTCAACCAGTATATTCCAAACGACTGGCAATCAGAATTCCACGGCGATGATTGGCGATACACTTGCCTTGTCGGCGGAAAAGGTTCAGGCAAGACTTTTGCCGCTGTTCAAGAACTTGTTACCTGTGCATTAGAGAGCCCAGGAACGACTTACGTCATAGGTAGAAAGACGCTACCATCACTTAGGGACTCATCTTGGAAAGCCTTTATTGGCATTGTCGATAAGAACTTAATCAAAGAAATAACTAAAACTCCTATGCGTGTTGAACTTATTAACGGGTCTGAGTTCCTTGGTCGTCCTCTTGATGAGATGAAGAAATTCGATTCAATGGAAATTGCAGGATGGTTTGTCGACGAGGCTGACGAAATTGAAGAGGATATGTGGAAGACACTCAAAGACCGTACTCGGCAGATGATATATGTTAATGGGAAAAAAATAGTCCCTAGATACAGAGGGATCATCGGTCTTAACCCTACCGATGAGGACCATTGGATTCCTCAATTCTTTTTGTCTCCTGACTGCCCTAAGGATCATAAAATCTACTACTCAACCCCAATGGACAACATGGAGAACCTGCCGCCGGGATACGTGGACCAATTAAAAGGCCAATACTCTCCCGACCAGCTCCAACGATTGTTATACGGACAATTCGGCAAGGTCCACAAAGGTCGACCGGTATTCCCTCAGTTTAACCGTGGAAATTATGTCTGGTCAGTACAATATGATCCAGAGTCTACGATGTTTAGAACTTGGGACTTTGGCTACAACACTCCAGTTTGCGTATTCTTCCAGTTCATCAACGGACAAATGCGAGTCTTCGAGGAGGTCGTTGGTAAAAGAGAATACATTGATGACTTCGCTAAAAGAGTCTTAGAACATCAAAAAAAGATGTTTCCTGATGTCAGAATATTGAAGGATTTCTGTGACCCTCACGGAGCCGATGAAAAGGACACGGGAGTAACGTCTGTTAGAGCGTTAAACGAGCTAGGAATTTATCCACAGTACCGCCGTCAGACTATCGCTGAGGGCATTAAAGCTGTAAAGTGGTTGTTAGACACTTTAAATAGTGCAGGAGAACCTAATTTTTATATAAATGGGAGATGTAAGCGGTTGGTCGAGGGGTTTAGAGGCGGTTATCACCGTATGGATGGGGTAGAGCACCCAGAAAAAGATGGTTACTACGATCATGTATTCGATGCACTTAGATATGGTGCAACTTTTATGGTCTCTAGGTTTATGTTCAACAAAGCCTCAGCTAACCACAACCCAGCAACTTTCATACACCCAAGGACCGGACGAAGAATAGAGTTACAGGGGGATAAATGACAAGAAAAACGCTTGTAGTTCAGGCTACAGAAAAACAACTTAAATCTTTTGAGAAAAACTATGCGTCTGATTCAGAAATATCAGACAGGTTCTTAGATAAATATAAATCTAAGATATCGGATGCTAGAAAGAATCGGCTAGACCTAGAGAACCAATGGCTTGACGATCAAAGACTTTGGAGCTGTATCTTAGACGATCAAGGATACCAAGGCCGATCAAACATCTTCGTACCTGAGCTTCATTCACAGATTGAACTCTCTGTTGAAAAGAGTATGTCTGCACTGTTCCCCGGACCAGACATTGTTAAAGCTATCGGCATCAACGGGACGCCTCAAGATAAAGCCAAGAAGATTGAACATGCTGTTCGTTACGAGCTTGAACACAAAGCAAACATATATACAAAGCACCAAGACTTCGAGAGAAACAAAATCCTCTTTGGAACTTCTATTTATAAAGGTGGATTCCGTAAAGATTTAAAAACTGTTTATACTCGTGATGTAAATGGCAAGCCGATCAAAGATCAGGTTCCAAAATACTATGGAGTTACTTGGGAAACTGTAGATCTTTTTAGATGGTACATATATCCAGAAACAGGAAGTCTTTTAGATAATGAATTAATTTTTGAAGACCAATGGTATCCAATGGATGAGGTCAAAGATAATGAAGATTACGTCAACACTGACAACATGCAATCTTCTACACTAGACCCTAACCACCAATGGGTAGATGCAGAACGATATGAAATGGTTTTAATAACTTCCGCTGCTGCAACTAGAAAAGATTATGTTTTCCTAACAGAAGTCTGGACTGAGTTTGCTTTTGATGGGAAAGAAAAAGTTCCTGCCAAGGCAATCATAGCTAACGATGGAACTTTAATTTATTTAAAGAAAAATCAATTGTGGCACCAAGAACATCCTTACCTAGGAGAAAGATACATCGTTAGACCTGGGAAAATGTTTTACGGTTTCTCTTTGCCTGATAAATTAAGAAGCCCACAATACCAAATAAACGATACAACAAATCACATGATGGATTCTCTAACTTATATTTTGAATCCCATAACTGTTGTCGACCCCGGACTCATGGGAGACATAAACTCTATGAAGTTTCATCCCGGAGCGCGATGGTTTGGCTCTGTTGAGGGTATCAAGCCCATAACTTATCCAGACATTACTCCCTCAGGCTTGAGAATGGTTCAAGAGTTAAGAGGACAGTTCGCACAGTTTTCCGACACTCAGCCGGGAGTGGCTCCACAGTTACAAGGCAAGGCAAGAAGCGCGACACAAGCAAACATTATTAATCAGAACGTAACTCAGAGACAACGAATGATGTCTAAGGGTGAAGAGGCTTCAGTGTTGAGCCCAATGTGCAAGCTCACGCATTCTTTCTTGAAGCAGTTTATGGAAGATGATTGGCAAATCAAATACCAAGGTGCAGCGGCAGGTGAATGGATTGTAGAGAACCAAACACCCTCAGATATCTGGGGAGAAGCAGAGTGGGTATGGCTTGGAGCAAGTGCTGTTGAGAAGACCGCTGTTAGAAGCCAGCAATTACTAGCATTCCAACAACAAGCCCTACAGGCTGCTACGGTCATGGGTCCCGGAGAAATAGACTTGACCTTGTTGCTTAAGAAGATCGCCTCTGAAGCACTCGAACTCAACGACATTGACGACTTGTTCAAATCTTTGAGAGAGAAGAAAACTGTTAATCCAGAAGTTGAGAACACAGCTATTCTTATGGGTAGAGATGTCTACGTTAACTATGGAGATGATGACAAGTTGCACATGAAAGTAGTTCAAGAATTAATTGACGATAAGAAATTATCGGATGAGATTCGTCTTAAGGCTATCGACCACAGACGTGCTCATGAAGAGCAGTTGTACGCAAAAGAAGAAATGTCCAAGATGCAAGAGAGAATTCAAGGTCAGAAGATGGCAATGGAACAACAACAAGGTATGGAAGAGCAAGGCCCACCAGACGGAAGAGAAGGCGTTGCAGTACCAAGCCCACTAGAGGGAAACATGGGACAGTCAAGCTTTGGTGACATAGCTAAAAGCGCAAAAGGAAGCATGGGTAGTATATGATAAAGATAACCGAAATTCCTGATTTCACTCAAGAAGATGAGGACACATTGGCGAAGCTTCACGGGAGTGAGGTTTTCCTAATTGTTCTCAAGCTTATTAAGAAGCAATACTTCGTTGCTTGCTCACAGATGGAGGACTGCACTCCTGCCGAATTGGTTTCGTTTCAAGGTACAGCGAGAGGATTTAAAACTATTTTTACGATCATGCTGAACCACTCTTCGCCGAAACAAATTTTAGATAGCTCAAAAAAATCAGAAGGTGCCTTGATTTTTGGCAAGAAACTTAGTAATTTTAAAGGGTAGGGAAATAACGGGGTGCTCTCATAGGGGGGGGATTCTTTAACAACCTAAAAAATTTCGTGAGCCAATCACGTTAAACATATAGGCGGCTGATCCAGCTAAACGGAGGTAACATGACAGACGAAAACACAGGCGCTAACCCGCAAGCTCAAGCCTCGTCAGCAGAGCAAACGATCCCAAAAGCAAGACTTGATGAAGTATTGGCCCGGTCTAAAATGTTAGAAGAACAGGTACGTTTTCAGCAACAGATGCTAACGCAATCTCAGCAAAGACAACCTGCTCAGCCAAATCCAGATCAGCAAAAGTTGATGCGTTTAAGAGAAGAAAATCCTGAATTATATAAAGCTGAAGTTGAAAAATATAAGCTGAAACAGGAACTCTCTCAGACAAAACAAGCCGTAGCTGGACTATGGGACGCACAAGATCGTATGCAACTTGTTAGCCGTTATGGAAAAACCGCCGAGAAGAGAGCCGATGAAGTCGAGCAAACTTTAGAGCAATTCCGTAATCAAGGTAACTACAGTATTAATAGAGAACAGGTTCTCGTTTTATTGTTAGGACAAGACAAGCTACGTGAGGACCAAGCTAGAGCTTTGGCTCCAGTGTTGCCCGTTGTTTTACCTTCTGGAGATGACGACATGCCCGGTTCTAATCCTTCCTCCGCTTCGGCGCTAGTTGGTGGCAAGGCCCCTTCAAGTGGATCGAACAAGAGTTTTGCTGAGATCGAAAAAGATCTATCAAACATCGAATTTTAAGCCGAGGAGGGCTGTAACATGACTATAAACTTATCATCTAATTTTTCTGGTGGAAGCATCAATGCGCACATCGCATCTAAACTTTTGCTTCTTGCACAGAAATCACTTGTATTTCATCAACTATCTGAAAAGGCCGTAATGCCAGCCGGTGAAGGTAAGGTTTTCCAATACAACCAGTATGGACGCCTAAACTTGCCTTTGAACTCTTTGAGTGAAGGTATCGACCCCAGCTCTAGTGACATGTCTTTGACTACTGTTTCTGCTACTGCCGATCAGTGGGGAGCTTTCGTTGAATTGTCTGACGTAGCTGTTTTGACTATCAAGCACCCACTTTTGCAAGTAGCTATGAACTTGTTGTCTTACCAAGCTGCCGAATTGGTAGAGCGTGAGAACATTAACCTTTTGTTGACTGGAACTTCCGTTATTTTCGGTGGTACAGCAACTAAGCGTTCTGGTCTTTCTTCTTTATCAACTGACGTATTCTTGGACGCTGTTGCTCAAAAGGCAGTTAAAAACCTAAGAACTGACGGAGCACATGAGGACGAGTCTGGTTACTTTGTTGGCGTTATCGACCCTTCAATGGAACAGGACATCTCTGCTTCTGGTGGAACTCTTGTGACTGCTGCTTCTTATTCTTCAATCAAAACTCTTTATAAGGGTGAGATTGGCGAATGGCGTGGCGTTCGTTGGATGCGTTCTAACTTCATCCCTACACTAACTGGTGTAGCAGCTGCTAGTTATACGTCCCCTGATTCTCCTGCTGGAACTTTTGCTGGTGCCAACTATCGCATCACAACTGCTTATTACAACAAGAGAACTGGATTCCTCGAAAAACTCACTGCGAACACAGCCGTAGCGGTTTCTGCTGATGATTCATTGGCTGCAACTATGCCTAGTGATACAAACTTTGTTTACAAGTTATTCGTTGGTATTGCTGCTGGTGGCGCTGATGATGTTATGTATCAAGCCGTAGAGTCTACTCTAGCTAATGGCTTCATCCCTGCATCAACTGCTGCTGTTTTCTTGGCACCTCCTGTGTCTGGAGCATCAATCGCTGGATCTGATATTCCTGCTTCTACTAAGATCGTTCACTTTGGTTGGGTTTTCGGAAAAGAAGCTTACTGCAACGTCGATCTTCAGAACCTTCAGGTTTTCGTATCTGGTAAGGACGCAACTACTGACAACCCTCTAGTTCTTCGTAGAACTGTTGGCTGGAAGTGTATGTTCAAACCTGTCATTCAGAACAATTCTTTCATGGAACGTATTGAAGTATTGTCTGCTTTTGACGCTTAATAATTAAGATTCCTAGGGGGGACAAGATCCCCTCTGGGTCCATAAGGAGATAAAATGCCAAAGAAAAAAGAAGACACCGTATTAGACACCGTATTAGACACTGTTAAATCTGAAGACAAAGTTTCTTTGGAAATGACAAAAGACGAGGCTGAGCAATTCGCTGCCTTTAAAATCAAGAAAGAAGCTGAAGCTGCTTTAGATTCTGTAAAAATAGAAGATAAAGAAGATTGGCTCGTCACGCTTTCTTACTCTCACCGTATTAACGGGAAGAAGTATGGACCGGGACAAACAACAGTTCCTAAAGAAATCGTAGGACACCTTCAATCTTCAGAGCAAAAACAGCTTATAAACGAGCTTAAACTTAACCAATCCACTAAGCACTTTTTCTCTGTTACTGGCCAAGGTCAGGCAACCAAAGTAAAAAACCTTCCACAAGGGTAAGGATCATTATGGTAGAGTCTGCACTAATTATTGGATTTTCATTAATCATTTCACAATTGTTGAAGTTATCTCATAGCATTAAACCTAAGAGAGCTTTAGCGCAATTGACCGTTGCTGGACCGACTGAGCGTGGAGAAGAAACCATGCAGTTAACCGCGACTATCTTTGAAGATGATTCAATCGAACAAATTGATTCAAAAATCAAAGAGATATGTTCCATTAGAGAAAGACGCGTACAGTTCTGCAATGAACGTATGATTAACATCACCGGCGATAGAGAAGAAATTCTCAACGAAGCTAAAAAAGTTGTTGAAGAATCAGGTCTCAAGGTAGTTGAATAACTTATAGGGTAGGCTTACAATAAGAGTATGCTTACCCTTTTACAAATGATGGATTACGCACTAGGGCAGGCTCAGCTTGACTCTTCCTTCAGACCAGACGCAAGACTCTGGTACAACATCATCGTAACAAGATTAACAGACAGATTTGATTACCCGTTCTACCGCAAGAGTGCTGATGGTACTTTTTTGGTAGGACAGAAATCATATGCTCTGCCGTCCGACTTCAAACGAGCTGACTTCTGCTATCAGACTAATGAGAATGGCAACCAAGGTGCGATGATCCCGATTGTAGACAATTACTTGTTTGAACAGATGAATGGAGGGAGCATAAGCGGTCCCTCTTCTGTTGCAAAGATAGACACTGCCGGAGACTTGATAGTTTTCAACACCTCTGTAGGAAGTTCTGGGAGCACAAACGGGTATCGACTCTTTTACTTTAAGAAGCCCACTCAAGTTAATACTGACGGATCAAACGATGCAGCAGTTCCAGACTTTGACGATCAGAACACTTTAATGGAAGAATTAAAAGCAGAGGCTTTTGAGTTCCGTGATGACCAAAGATATGGTCAGAAAAAACAAGAAGCTAAAGATAGTCTAGTCCAGTACCAAAGAAATCAATACAACGATGACTCCTATTCTGTAGTTCCATTAAATGCAATTACTTTCCGTGGAACAAATCGCAGAACTAAGAGCCGTGGATTTAGGAATGGATAATGGACAAAAAAACCAAGGTAGAAATAGGTAAGTTTGCTGGTATCGACAGGTTCGACAGAGGGACCAATACACCTCCTAATTTTGCTAACGAGTTAAAGAATATACATCCGGTAAGTATGGGTGAATTGCAGGGAATTAAGGGGTATAAAACTCTTAATCAAGGGACAGCTCTCGCCGGAGTCAGTAAGATTATCCACACAGCCGTACATAAGGAGATTGGCGGCAAAGAGAAATTACTACTATTCTTCAAGCCTGACGTAACCGCATCTACGGACTTTGGATTAAGTCTAATTACTTCAGACTTGTTTACGGGTGTTGGTGGGGTATCATCAACGCGCAACTACTATGTAGTTCTTTATGGTGCTGGTGGATGCTATAAAACAAAGGAGATTTTTGGAGTTACCTTAGATTCTGGCAGTGGGACAATATTCACTCTTCCGGATGGGCTTCCTGCGTTTGTATGTCAAATAAATATATATCAGATAGGGACTGTTGTAACGGGAACAGGTCGACCTGACAATGCTGCTTTGGTTTGTGCAATAAACAGAAGGGCTGACGGAACTTTCCCAGGTTGGGCAGGTTTTTATCACCCAACAAGAAGAACGACCGCATCTACGGCTTTAAATCAAATCACTCCTGACCACATGGCGGTAGAGATTTTTTCCGGTGCAGGGTCACTTGAGTCCGATAGAATTTATTATTTAGCAATCGCTCCAGAGATGGCACCAGCTTATAATATGGGGTTTGACGTTACATACCCTAGAGGATCTTTCACGTCTTTTGACGGGACCAATCACAAAACAATGTCATTTTTAATGCCTAGTGGTAAGCATTATGCAGGGGTGTCTTTTTATTATGCGAACACTCTGTCCTTTATATCAACTAGTTATGACTTAACTGCTGCTGGAAATGAAGTATATGGTGCCTGGGGTTTTCTAGGCACTACTCCAGAAGACATGCTTTTATGTGGTAAGGGGTACTTTTCTCAGGACGGAGTTTCAACGGTTTCCTCAAGGTTTCCCATATCTGTTACAGGAACAGGAAAATCATTTAACGCTACTGGATTAATAGGAGGAATAAACAATTTCGATGAAGGGTCTCCCGTTCTGTATTTTAACTCAGGAGCAGGTGCTCCCGTAGGTGGCTTAACAAGTGGGACTAAGTATTGGGTAACTAGATCTGGATCAAGTGGGTGTTACCTTTCTTCTAACTATGCCAACTATGTTGCAGGTGTTTATATTAGTCTTAGTGCTCCGGGTACTCCATCGCAGAACACATTCAATCAAATCAAGTTTTCTTTTGGTTTTGACACTCTTGCCTACAATTCAAACAACGGACTTACGGTTGTAGACAGTTACACTACTAAACCAAGAGAATTAGGTGGGACTAATCAGCAAGGCGATTCCAATAGGCGCGATGGGGTTTTTATAAACAGCCAACTGTATCCTAATTTAGGAATATCTGACCCGTTCACCTTCCTAAATTATCAAACAGGTGCCGACTATTTCCAGTATCCACTAACGGGAGCTGCTGAGAATATAGGTTGCTGGGTTTTTAGCTATGACGATGACGGGAACGAACAATATTATCAGTTAATGGCAAACATAAATGAGAAGAATTTCTCTATTAAAAATGATACTGCGTTAATACAGTATTACCCTCAGGTTTCTGTTCTAACCAGTCCAGATATAAGTCCCTCTCTTTTATGGTCTCCAGACGATGACATCCTATCCACAGACCAGTTCACTATAAGAACATACATAGCCAATGGTATAAATACATTATTCCAGACTAATGGGTACAATCTTAAGCCATTAATCAGGTCCAACGGTAAGGCAAGAGTGCCTACGTCGAAGTATGTTAAAGCTTTTGGCAATAGATTAGTTTGTGGTGGGGGGAGAGACAGTTTTCAAAACTCAGCAAACCAAGTTTACTACAGTGGACCAGATCTTCCTTTTGATTGGGGAGTATCAATTCAAACCCTTAATGCTTTTTCTGAACAAGGGATCAACGGTTTTGGAGCCTACTCGCAGAACTTAACCACATCAGGCTTTGCACAGTATCTTCTTATATCTAAGAAGGATGCGTTATTTAGCTGGGACGGCAACACTGCGAATGGCCTACAACAGTTGTACTACAGCTTTGGAATGGCTAGTTCCTTGTCGTTTTTGGAGACTGACCAAGGACCTGTAATTGTAGCTAGAGATAACGTATACACCTTATCCGAAAATAACCTTATGGAGATCGGTGACAACATCTCAGATATTTTATTAGGCATGTCAGACGCTCAGCTTGATAAGATAGTAGCCGTATACCACAACAAGATTATTAAAATTGCCTACCCTTCCACAGCTATCTCGACCTCAGCCGATAAGGAAATATGGTTAGACCAGAGAATAGAAAAGGGACAGAAGATGAGGATCTACTCAGGACCTCATGACATTAAAACCATGAATCACCAATGTGCTGCGACTATCTTTGGAACAGACCGAGATTTAAGATTTAGTGCTATTGGTGCAACGTTCCAGTTAAGAGATTTTGGTTACGTCCTTACTGAGGGAGAGGTTAACAGTCCTATCGTTAGAACCATTGTTATTGATCGAATGGGACTTCAAGAAGATTACCTATGGAAGGTCATCACTGACATATACGTAGCCACTTCTTTAGGTCAAAACACAGACATCACTATCACCCTTGATTTTGAAGACGGTACAGCACCCTACATGGGGACTTTAAGCATGTTGCTCGCAAACACTAATCAGCTAGGACAACACCTTATTAGAGGCCGTCCTAGAGGGCGTATATCTAAGTTAACTTTGAGTATGAGCAACACGACTGCAATATCAATTTTTAACATAGGGTTGTTATATGAGATTCAAAAGAGAAAGCTTTTGAGATATACCTAGTATATGCGCATAATAAAGGCAGAGATTAAAGATGCTTTTTTCGTCCACAAGACAATGAATGAGTTCTTGCGAGACACAGGATGCAATCCATTAAAGGAAGCCGACTACATGAAGTGGGCTCAAGTTCTTGATTCTGACAATCATAGATATGTTTTATTGATGCATTCTAGAAAGGTTGTTGGGATGATATGGGGACGCGGAGAAGGTAATGACTTTCTTCTTGAGGGGAAGTTCCTTCGTCGAGCCTACAGAGGCAAGTTCAAGTTCACTAAAAAACTATTTAAAGCTAAGATGGAAATAGTCAAGGGCTATGTTACTATTAAAGAAGTGAGACCTGCTTGCGCGGTAATCGGGAAACGCAAGATCAAGGGATATATTATTTAGGGGGTTTTAATGGCTAATGTAAAAGGTGGTCTATACGGAGCTGGATCGGGAGCTGCTGCTGGATCTGCATTCGGACCTTGGGGGACCGCTATCGGTGCCGGTCTTGGCGGCATAATGGGACTTATGTCAGGTGGCGGCGAAGAAATAAGCGCACCTACTCTCGACACATTAAGAACTCAAAATCCTGAACTATACAAAGAATTCATGGCTACTCTTCAAGAGTCCAGAATAATGAGTGCAGAGGCTTCAAGAAGAGAAGGTCTCTCCGCTGCTCAACAGTTCCAATATCAAGATATGGAATCACAAGTTAACCAACAAATGGCTAACCGTGGTTTAGTCGGAAGCTCTGCTGGCGCTCAAATGGGTGCTGATGCAAGATCAAGATCCATGGCAAATCTCATGCAACAAGCAATGCAAGAGAAAATGCAACTTATACAAGGCGCTCAACAAGCTAGAGCTGCTGCCGGTAATATCTTTGCTCAAGGAACGGGCGGAGCTATGCAAGCGAATCAATACAACGCTGAATCAAGAGCTGCCGAGAGTCAGGCTATGAACCAAATGCTGTCTGATTCACTTGCCGCTGCTGCCAACGCTTACGGAACTCGTCAAATGACGGGTGCTCAAGGGGGTAATAATTATGTTAACCCGTCTGACATGTATGCCTCACAACAGCCTTGGACTCCCGGAGTTAATTTCGGGGATTCTTACAAAGGTTACAAATCTAATAATTATGAAATGCCTAATTATGGTTTAGGTATGGATTACGGGTTCGGGGGTTAAGATGGGAACAAATGGATCACGTTCAACAAGTGACGGAATTCTTGGAGACTTAGACAAACAGCAACAGACTTCTGGGGCTCAGGGCTTTAAGCCAACAGAACCTTATTCCGCAGGACTGAACGATACTCCTTGGGCAACTACTCAAGGCTTTGGTTCTAAGTATAATTCTATGCCCAAATGGCTTCAAGAACACATGAAGTCACAAGAGGGCAAATTTAAAGGGCTTAATTACGATATTTCAGACATATACAATTCTTATAATCCAAAGATAAGTAACCTTTATAACAATTATTCTGCTGAGTATATAGCCAAGCCTTTTTGGTTAAAAGAGGGAAGAGCTTTCAAAGATAGTTATTTGAATGATGGAATCACAGGGCAGTTTGATTGGAGATCCGACACTCAAAACAATCCCAATGGATTAAAGGCGCTTTACAATCCTTGGTCAGGTCAGCAATTAACAAACGCATATCAGCCGGGAACTGCCCAACAATATGCTGAGACTAAAGGCCATTTTCCGGGGACAACGGCGAGCTATATGAAAAGAAGACCGACCGAAGCTCGCCCTCCAAATTATTTAGGTGGGGAATAAATATGAAAGACAAATATTCATTAATAGAAAGACTTAGTAGAAACTCAATCTTGGCAGTTTTCGAGGCTGCCACCAAGATGCTAGAAAACGATTATCTTCCTGCTGTAGAGCCAGAAGACGACGAGATTATGGAAGGTCTATCAATGGCCGACCAAGAAGACGACGAGAATTGGGAAGGCATGTCTTTGTTCCAAGGATTTAACGCCTTTGAAGTAGACCCTGATGATTATATTCAAGGTGGGGACATGGGAATCCCAAGAAACCAATTATTAGTATCTAGTCCTTATCAAGGGATGCTAAAGCCAATGGCACCTTACGCTCAATTGTTCCACTTTCCTGAGGAGGAATAATAATGTCATTTGTAGGATTAAACTTCGGAAAAGCTGGGAATGTTTATGCTGATCTTTTGAGACAGGCTCACCAAGAAAAGATTAAGAACAACCAGTGGGAAGCTCAAAATAGAATCCAAGAGCAACAAGCTGCTTATCAATATGGTCTCCCAGTAGATGAAGACATGTTTATTCCTTCCGGTATGCAAGATATGCACCCTGCCGATTACGATGCTTTTAGAAGGTCGCAAGAGAATATGCCACGTCCTCCCAATGGTCCTATGGGCGGTAATTATCAACCTGAACAAGATCCAATGATGATCCCTGAACAAGATCTAAGCAGAGACCCTGCACAATTTAAAGTACACAATATTCCTGCGCCTCCCGATAGAAACTCGGGACAGTTAATTGAAAAGGGTTCAGACATAACCGAAGAAGAGGTCTCTAAACTAAACAAGATATTAGGTCCCATTCGCGCTCAAGAGATTCAAGACAAGCTTCGGAACAGAAACATGTTTGATACTCAAATAAGAGATGTTTATGCGTCTTCTAAGTCTGATGGAAAAGGCAATATAGACCCTTACTCAGCAAGAAGAATCGCTGAATTGCAGGACATGCAGCTTAAGTCTGAAACAGGCGGCGGCGGCGGTCGTAGCATAGCGGATGCTGCATTACTGGCTATGTTGTCTAAGAGGAGCGACACAACTTATGTGCCTCCTCCTGCTCGTCGTGCTGCCGCAAGAGAGCCTAGAGTCAGTCCAGCTATAAACGTCCTACAAAATCAGATTAAAGCACTAGAGAATAAAATACCTAAGGCATTTGAGGCCATTTTAAACCCAATGGACCCCACAGAAATATCTAAAATTAGAGGGAAGATAGATGCTATGAGCAATGCTGTTCTAGCGATATCTTCGGGAACCATGTCAGCAGAGCAAGCAATGTCACAGTTTGGTTTAAATCCAAACTATAGTCCTGCTCCAAAAGCAGCTCCAAAAGCCGCTCCAAAAGGAAAAGTGATTAATGGAGTCCGTTACGAAACGGAAGCAGATTTTAAAAAAGCGAAAAAAGCAGGTAAATAATTATGTCTGACGACAAAAAAGCTCCTACTGGAAATTGGGAAGACTACCCTGAAGAGGGCTCCTCACTAGGAAATTGGGAAGACTACCCTGAAGAATCTAGCGAAGCATCTAATATAGGTGCGTCTGGTGGATGGGAAGAACAAGAAAAGTCCATAGCTACTTTAACGTCTGAAGCTGCTGCCGATACTCCAGAAAAACAGGCAGAACGTGAATACTTAAAAACTCCTATTGATTGGAATGATCCCATGTCCGTAGCTAAGTCTATGAGCGTGGGCCCTACAGCCACTTCAGCAGCTAAGGCGATGTTGGCAATTCCAAACAGAGTCGTTATACAACCAGCGTTTGCCGCACTAGATATTTTAGCATCAACAGCAGCACAGACTGCCGGAAGAGTAGGTTCTGCATTAAACCCAGACCTAGATGAGACAGTATGGGAAGCTTTCAAAAATCCCACTATATTAAAGAATTCTAGACGAGAGTCCGGACTGCCAGAGTCTTTTGATGAAGCTTATAAATCAGCCGCATTACAAGGCGATTGGCGTACTGCTAAGATGCTACTTAGAGAAATATCTCCCACAGGACACGGGATGGATGAGGCCATAGACCCTAAAATATGGCAGGACTTAAGAGACTACGACAAAGACAAAGCTCCCTCTGAAAGAATGGGACCAGTCTTAGAAACTGTTGCCAGACTTGCCGTAAGGATTGGTGGAGACCCTCTCATAGGCTCAAGCTTTTTCTCTGCAATTCCTAAGAATCTTAAAAATGCGTCCAGCATTGAAGATGGACTGAGATTAGCTAAAGAAGCTTCTTATGCTCCTACACTAGGCTATGGTGACGCTATTAGAAAGGGAGAGCTTGCCGCTTTCCAATTCAAACTTCCATTAACAAAAAAACCACTTCTTAATTACAAAGGAGAGTGGGCAGGAAACATGATAGACGCTGCCGCTCCTTACCTTGAATCAAAATTACTTAAGCCTTTTAGACCATTGATGACTCTTAGCGGTTACAAGGACCATGATTCTTTTTCTTATGCCCATGAGATTGGAAGAGCAGAGGCTAATGCTGCTACGAATAGAATCTCTGAAGTTATTGGAAACCAAGCTTGGTCAAGTGATCCTGATGTTTGGCGTCTTGGGGATGCTATTAAACGATACGGGAATGAAGAAGCTGCTATCAAAATATTGAGCAGAGATGGAACTACCTTCGCACCTCATCAAATAGAGGCAGCAAATGAATCCATTAAGGTTCACAACCTTGTCGAACAAGAGATCAAAGATATGTACCGGAATGTTGGGCTTCCTCCTCCTGCGTACCTCGCTGCTACTCCAGAAGAACAGGCTAAGGTCCTAAAAAGACTTGGCGAGACTGTAGATGGAATCCCTAATTCAGCAATACTTTTAGACAACGGGACTGCTTTCAATTTTTCTTTCGATAGAGGAAGAGGATTCGGTCGAAAACAATCTGACGTTGTTGCGCTTAAGAGAGCTGAGGAAAAGGCAACGAATGGGATGCGCAGTAGTGGGCTCATGTCTAAACCAGCCTTCCAGAACGAGAGAGAGAAGCTTTCCTCTGAACTGTATGGCGAAGTGCTTGCAAAACATTACGGCGTAGACCCTAAGGACGTATGGGGATCTTACCAAGAAAAAATCATTGATGACTTTTATGAAGCTGCTACGTACACAAATGATGTGCGCTTCGTCGACTCAATCAAAGGGAAGTATGGAATTAATCCTGCTAACCTCCAGGAAGAACTTGTAAACGCCAAATTTGCTGTAAAAAATGGGACAGCTACCTATAGAGACACTAAATTATCTAGGCTATCTGAGACTGACTTTGTTCCTATTGATGCAAGGGCATTCAAACAGAAGAAAGCATTCTCAACTATTAAAGAAGAAAAAGAAACTGTTACTCTTTTTGACACTAGCTTGCTTTATCCTAGAGACATAGCCGACAGAATAAACAGTGTCGTGCGAACTCCTCCTAGTATTTTACTAGCTCCTACCGCTGCTTATATTCAAAAGAACTGGTCTAAGAGTGTTCTTACAAGCTTTGGTCGAGTGGGAAGACAGGCATTCGAGAACACGGTAAAACTATTCTCTCTGCGTGTTACTCCTAAGACAGTGCTTGAAGAAACTGCGGCTATATTTAAACCTGACGATATATCAATAATCCAGAACTCCCTACCGTCACTCACTGAAACAATATGGACTCTCGGGGATTTCTATAAAAAGGGTGGAGTCGGTAAATACAGTCCTGGGATGTTTAAAGATAAAACACTTATGGATGCTCCCTTAAGGATGATGGATTTCATCAAGGAAAAGGTAAAGGACAGCGGTGGTTCAACTAGATTCTTGTTAGCTGGTCCTAATGGAAAGCTATTAGACCCTATAAATATAGCCAACAACAACGTAGTGAGTAGAACCATAAGAGGCTTCGGAGATGCTGCCGATTCAATGGCTCGTAAGGCTTACTTTAGACAATTGACTAAAGATGGGTATTCAATAGATCAGTCTTTGAGAATGGTTAACTCTCACCTTATGGATTTCTCTAGGAACACGAACCTAGTTAGAAAAGTAAGATACGTTTCTCCTTTCGGTAACTTCTTAATTAAGAATATCGAAGCTATCATTCCTATCATCGCTCAAAATCCGGGTGCAGCTAATGCTCTAAATCCTTACAATGGATCTTTGAAGAGGGCTATAGAGGACCACTCAGGATGGGACCCCGGAGCTTCGTCAAAGATAGCATCTATAAATCCTTTTATGAGTCATCCGACTTTAATGTGGGTTCTTAGAGGCAGCGACAAGTTAGCTGAAGACGATATTCTTAAGTCTACTGTAGGCGATTGGATGAGATTCAATAACGAGCACTACATTAAAGGTATGGGGGGGGACCCTCAAGCTCCAGCGTTTAAGCAATCATTAGATTCAGGTATGCAGATGTACCTACAGCTACCCACGCATATCACTGCTGCAACTGACATACTCTCACTCGACAAGTTAGGTGAGAACTTAATGGGTCCATTCATAACTGGTGCCATTATTGGTATCACAGGGTACGACCCATTCCTACAAAAGATGGGAGAGTTTAACGGGACTGTTTTAGAGGATCGGGAGAGAATAGGGAAATTCCTTGCTACCGTTAATCCTGCTCAATACCCTAAATCATACAATGCAATAGCTAACACTCTTGCAAAGTATTCCGACTCTTTCGTAAAAGCCATGCAACATCCTATGTCTTCCACACTAAAAGACACTCTTAGAATTAAGCTAGGAGAGGACAAGTTCAAGGAATACAAAATAGCGGAAAGTGCATTACGTCAAATAGTAGATTTCAAGTCCATGGGTCTTATGAAGATATCCAAGGCAGATGTACACATGGCCATGCAACAAATTTCCTTGCTGAAGAAGTACGATAAATCAGCTAAAAAAATGGAGAGTGAGTACGACTTAGCCAAGATGAATCGTTCTGATATGTGGGAAATGACCAGAGAGCTTAGACATCTTGCCGCTGACATAAAAAGAAACAACGAAATATTTCAAGACTACAGAGCGCAATTTAAAAAAATGGGTGGAAGCATGTCTGCTGAGGCTCTCCAAGAGATCCAAGGTAACTTCTCCTTATTTGAGGGTGGACAAGAGGAAGACCCAGACGGCAAAGAATTATACGATGAGGTCCCTTATGATACGGGGACTGCGGTAGATCCAGATTGGCAAGACATGCCCTACGAGGATGAGAACGAAGTAAGCAGAGACCCTCAATCAGAGACTTCCTTCCTAGAGATTCCTAAATACGACGACTACAAGAAAGCCACAGACGCCGCGAAGAACATCCCTATCATGACAGGGATAGACAAATTTCAGGGGGCGAGCCCAGAGGGTTTAGCCCAGATTGACTTTGAGAAAGACAAGGCGGTTTTAGATAATCTGCTTAAGCAGTACCCAAAGGCATCAGACACGGAAATCAAAGATATGCTTAATCAGATTAAATTTGAGCGTAAATCTGAGGTTGAAGGCACGATTAAGATGATGCGACACGATAACAGTAGGATTCCTGCTAGTGAGGAAGGTCGAGGACCTGCATCTGATCCCTCGAATGAGGAAGATTTTGTTAAAAAGCGCCTAAAACTTTTGTACGACATGGATAAAGCGAGTAGTTGGCCTATCTCATTAGCTCAAAAAGTATACCCGAGAGATGGCGACAAAGAGCATAAACAATACTACGAGGAAGACGTCATGCGTCACCTCAACCAACAATTTTTAGATTTGGGGTTGGCAGATGATGGTCCGGAGAAGACACGTAACAGGCAGCAAATTATTATGGAGCGCATCCACAAAGACACAGAGCCTTTCCTAATGGGACCAGAGCAACGAAAAGAGCGTTTTAATGAATATGGAACCCCAGAGGGTAGATGGGGAATTGGGGATCTAGCGCAAAACGAGGATTCTGCAGGAAGATCTCCTGCTGGGGCAAGGGCGTTTAGCGAGATTGGTAGCGGAGGTGGACCTTCTCTTGGTGGTGGAGCTGCATTAGGATTAGGGGCTGCCTCAATGTTACCTATGATAGAGGATGAGCCTCCTCCAGAGACTAGAGAGGTTGAGCAACAACGTGAACGAGTATCAGATGTTGAGTCTGGACTTGGAAGTAGGGCCAGTCGTGAGATGCGTCGATTGTATACTATGAGTGATGAGCAACTTGCTGAGGAGCCTGATTCAGAAGAAAAAGATAAGATTATTGATATTAAATCTATGGAGAAAAGTAATCCTCGTTATGGAACATATGCTTTAACTAAGAATAGTAAGAAGAAACTTCCGGGATACGTTGAGCTTCCTATGAAGTCAGACTTGGAAGGTATAGATTCTCATCTTGGTGGACCGTTCAAGGCCTGGGTTCGTGGATTCGCACCGACACCAGATACATTTGTAGTTATTGAGTCTCAACGTAATCCCAATGATGAATCAGGAAGTGGTACAGACGCATTAAAAGTCGGTGTTGAATACGCTAGGAAAGCTGGTTATAAGTATTTTGCTGTTCTTGATGCGGAGTCAGCGGCAAAAGCGCAGGGCTGGAGTGAGTATGCTGGTATCCCTGATTGGGCTGAAACCGCCTATAACAAAATGTATCCAAAAACTGCATCTAAGGCGACTAAGGATAAGAATCCTACGGTAGGGAAGTTTGGTGGAAATATTGCCTCTAAGAGTCAGCTTTCTCCAATATTCTTCGATACCTATATTAAAATAGATGCTATGCAGAAAAGGTATGACTCTCTTGTAATGGATAAAAAAAGCGACGCCTACTACGACATAAAAAGAAAAATCGATGCCTCTCATAATGAGACCGCGAACTCCTCTGACAACGCTTGGGGTATCTATAGTAAGTGGATTGACTATGGAACCGAAGATGTTGAGAAGTTCTTTAAAGAGCTTAAGGACAATGGATATACAAGTCTTGATTTATCTCAAAGTAATAAGATGATTAGGGATTCCTTGGAAATCAGAAAAATAGTAGATACCGAAGAATACCGCGAACTGAGAAATCACGAGTGGATGAAGAAAGGTTTAGAGCATCGTTTAAAAGATGAATACGACCGTATAAAAACTTTGACAAGTGAGGCAGAAGAGAAATCTAGGCCTGATTACCAAGCCATAAAGTTCAAGAAGTACCTTATAAAAGAGGGCGAAGAATAGCCAATTTTATTAAATACCGTGTATTCTCATTGGAGGGAAAAAAATGAAAAACTTATTTAAAATATTGACCTTAATCTCAATCTCAATACCTTTGTACGCTCAACAGCTTAGCTATAGGCTACCAAGGGACGGAGCCAATCAGCCTCTCTCTTTTGGGGTTGGAAATCCTTATAGCTTTGTACTAACCGCAACTGCCGATACCTTTGGGACATCGGTTAGATATCAGATCCCCTCTACAGGCATTAACGCTGGACGAGCCTACAGGCACATATCAGTCATCAACCCCTCAGCAACTAGAATAATCTACATCTGCTTCGGAGACGTACTAGGGTGTTCCACAGACATGATTATCGTACCTCCTGAGTTCTCACTAGCTTACGAGCCTTTGAGATTCGGCAAGGCAGTCGACACAGAATACGTATACATGAGACTTGATGCTGCTGGATCGGTGGCTGCAACAATCGGTGTCTGGTAATGAAAAAGATTCTCTTATTACTTTTAATATCTGCAACCTCTCATGCCTCTTATATTTATAAATCAGGTGGTGGGACTTCTATAGGTGGGAGTATTGTCGGAGGGTTGGATAACTCAATCCTATTTGTTGATCCCGCAGGAACACTTGCACAGGACAATGCGAACTTTTCATACAATTCATCTACAAAAGAAATAAGTCTTGGTGGGTACTCATTAATACCATTAAGCGTGAACCCTAGTGCTGGAGCAGGAATAGCAGCTCCCGTAGGGTCAATTGGTTTTAGAAATAATTCTTCTGCTGGTGAGACATGGGTTAAGATTGGAGCTGCTGACACTGCCTGGGTTGACGTTCTTAGTTCTTTAAGCGGATGGGGCATTCTAGGTAATTCAAGCACAGTCGCAGGTACGAACTTCATAGGGACTAATGATTCCGTTGATTTTGTGATTAAGACTAATGCTGTAGAGCGGTTTAGAATCTCTGCGGCTGGGGCTTATGACACGACTTTGGGGACTGGGTTAGTCCACTCTAACGCTTCTGGGATTTTGTCTAGCTCCTTGCTGGTCAACGCTGATGTTGATGCGTCGGCTGCTATAGCCTACTCGAAATTAACTCTGACTAACTCGATTGTTAATGCTGATGTGAATTCATCGGCTGCAATTGCCTATTCAAAGCTTGCGGCTCTCACGGCTTCAAGGGCATTACAATCTAGTGCAAGTGGATTCATAGAAGCAGCAACGACTACAGCTACAGAACTTGGATATGTAAACGGGGTAACTTCTGCAATCCAAACTCAGATAAATTCAAAACAAGCCACTGGTAACTACATTACGGCATTGACTGGAAACATCACAGCATCGGGTCCTGGGTCGGTCACTGCCACAATCGCAAACGATGTGATAACAAACGCAATGGTTAACTCTGCGGCTGCTATTGTAGACACAAAGCTCGCGACCATAGCAACGGCTGGAAAAGTTTCAAACTCAGCCACCACGGCGGCATCTGCCAACACGGCAAGCGCAATAGTTGCTCGTGATGCATCTGGAAATTTTACTGCTGGGACAATCACGGCGGCACTAACTGGGAACGCTTCAACTGCGACTGCTCTCGCAGCGAATCCTACCGATTGCGGTGTTGGAGAATTTGCCAATGCAATAAGTGCGAATGGCAATTTAATATGCGGGGAACCTCCGGGCGGTGATGTCGTCGGTCCTGCCTCTGCAACTGATTCAGCAATTGCTTTGTTTGACACAGCAAGCGGAAAACTTCTTAAAAATAGTGCACTCACAATCGCTGATATCGGACTTTATACCGTAGAAGTTTACACATCTGGCGGCACTTTTACTAAAAGCGGTACTGATAAATTTATTATTGTTGAAGTCGTTGGCGGCGGCGGAGGCGGCGGCGGAATCGACGGCGCTGCATCGGGTGTGGCTGAGTCTGGCGGCGGCGGCGGCGGAGGGTATTCTTTCGAGAGAATTCTCAATTCTGCATTGGCGGCTACTGAAACTGTAACGGTTGGTGCTGGCGGCGGAGGCGGTGCTGGATCAGGATTCGCGACGGGAACTTCTGGTGGATCTTCAAGTTTCGGTTCACTTTTGAGTGCAACTGGCGGTTCTGGCGGTGTTGGAATGAATGCAACGACTGGATCATCTGTGTCAGCTGGCGGTGACGGTGGAACAGGAACAGGCGGCGATATAAACCTTGTTGGCGGTGACGGTGGCAACGGAAGAGTTCTAGCGGGTGCTCCAGTAGAATTGTCGTGGGGCGGCTCTACAAAATACTCTCAAATTAATCGTGCGGAGGCAGCGGTTGGAGTGGGGCGGGCTGGTAAAATATACGGCGGCGGTGCTGCTGGATCGATTACAGCGAGCAATGTTGACAGGGCTGGCGGCGCTGGTGCTGCTGGAATCGTCATAGTTTACCGTTACAAATAAGGGGATAACATGAAATATATTTATTTATCATTACTAATAACTTTCAGTTTAAACGCACAAAATCTTGCAAGAGTTTCTGACGGTGGCCAAGTCTTAGAAATATTTCAAAGTGAAGGCATAGAAAAGAAGTTTCATGCTGATTTTATTAGAGGTCTTGTGAAAGTTTCAGAGGATGTTAAACAAAACGATTTTGTTTTTAAAGGTCAAAAAATAATACAACCAGACTCCAAGGCAAAGCTCAATAAAAACGGGAAGTGGGAATACTCTCAAGAAGATCTTAAGAAAGAAATAGACGATGCTCTCGATCAAGCCATCACAATAGAGCTAAAAGCATTTGCAGAGAAAGCTACTGTTACAAATAAAGAAGCTCAAAGGGCTGTGAAATTAATTTTGAAGAAACTTGGTTTAATAGAAAAGAGTGCAGAGTGAGAAAACTTTATATAACTTTACTCACTTTACTCGCGGCGTGCGAGATTCCACAGAGTGGAGTCCCTGCGCCAATTCTTGAGCCGATTGAATCTTTTAGCGTTTCCAAAATCCCTGCCTGCAGGACTGGATACACGAAAGGCTCTCCTAAAAAAGCACCGACTCCCGATGTTTTTCTCGTAACACTTTTTGAGTTTGTAAAATCATCATGCAGCAATGACACACTTTATGGTGTGAACTCTGAAACTAGGGATGCGTTTAGCTACTTGTCTAAAGAGCTTGGCGTTTCAAAAGATAGTTCTAGGGCTTACCGATGCGCTGCCATGTTTGAGCTTGTTAGAGCAAGCGGAGCTTTTGAGTCTGACTATCGCTGGCAAGAGGGTCGAGACAAATCAGCTTCTAACTTTGATTTTTACACGATGGAATCTGGTCTATTCCAGACTTCGCCAAACTCGCATTATTACGGACATAAAGGCTATGGTCGTTGGGCCTATCTCGATGCGCTCGTGGCTAAGCATGGTGTTGGTATTGTAAAACAAGGAAGTCCTGAAAACGAGAAGTGGAATAAATTGATGAAAGACGAGAGCAAAAAACACGTCATAATCGAGCACCACGTTTTCATGCTACGCCACAACTATCGACATTACGGGCCGATCATTGACAAAGCTAATCGTGTTGGTGTGAATCTAAACAAGGCGTGCATCACAGAGGTTTTAAAGTTTTTATGAGTCCAGTCCATGCAATCATTGAAGCGGCAAAGCTACCAGAATTCGGCTTGCAAAACCCCTTCTTGGAACTTGCATCACTGGCTTTAGAGTCCCGCAAAGCCGGCTTGGATTACATGGCGATCAAAGAAACTTTTGATAGAATAAAAGAAGAGCGTCGTGTAGGGGTTGGACTCTTTCGACGCGCTCCAAAGGGTCACGGTTGGCATGGAATGAGTCTCAGTCATGACGAGCTGATCGGCATAGCAATTCTTTCAAGCCTTTTTGATGACGGAGAAACGATCAAAGAGATTATTGACCAAGGGTTATTTTTTGGGCTCTACCTCAACGGCAATAGCGCAAAGTATTTCGACTCTGAGTGGTTCACGTATTGGCGTCCTGAATACAGAGCAATGATGAAACTTGGAGCTGGTAGAAAACTATCGTGGATTGAAGATCAAGCTCTTCAAATGAATTTAGTTTATGCTACGGCCTGGAATGTGAAACGAATTCGGTTATTGTTTTTAGAAGGGCTGGGATATAACGCTGTGCTCTTAAAACAAGTAACTGAAAAACTCGGTGACAAATATAGAGGGCGCTATGGAAAAAATGATCTATACTTAAACTTGTGGGAAATCCAATGAGTTTTGAAGCGTTTTGGGAGTTTATGCAAGTCGCAATCATTCCTGTTTTTGTGTGGTTCGTTTATGAAATCCGAAGGGCTCGTGAGTCGATTGATAATTTAAACATCTCGGTTGCCGTTGCTGTGTCTAGAATCTCATACATCGAGACTGATCACGGAATCAGAATTTCAAGATTGGAGGCACATAATGAAAAAGCCTAACGGATTAAACTGGATATCTAAAGCGATTAAATCACACAAGGTTACTCAAGATGTTTTACTTGTTGGAGTGCGCGGATTCTACGGAAAGAACAAGCGCGGAATATATGACGATGGTTTATTTTGGGTAAATCAAAAGACTGGATTTATCGCATCATACAACGCAAACACAGATCCAAGTTATGTTCGTAAGGGGTCGGGATACGGCAAGCTAAAGGGCATGGCAAAATTAAAGGCTGGAATCTGGAAGTATAAGATCGGGCCACATAATGGCTACCCTGCTTTCCGACAATTCGCTGACGTTATTGTAATTCGTGACGGTGCAAATGGCGATTACTCTGACAAAGGTATGTTCGGGATAAATATCCATCGTGGTGGGACCAATGGAACTTCAAGTCTCGGGTGTCAGACTCTCCCTGTTTCACAATGGTTCGACTTTAAAGAAACAGGATACAAACTAATCAAAGATTCGAAACAAATATATTTTGATTACATCTTACTGGATGCATGATGAAAATAGCGTTACTCAACCAAATTGAGCTAACGGATTTTAACATCGAAGCATGGCGCTTCTTTAAGGACGCGGGTCTAGAGTGCCAAATCTACACAGAAAACCCCATTGGAGACTACATAATCGAGTGTAGGATTGGGTATCCAAAGATCGAAAAGTATTCAGGGTACGACCAATACGGCGACAAGAGAAAAGTTTCAATTGCTGATGAATCGTATAGCGGCGTCCAGACTACCCACGACAACGATGTTCTAGGTAAATCTCTACATTATTCCGTGATTAAAAGCCTTACTGAGGAAAATCCTCTATGGGCTGAGCATAAGAGAGACATTAATAAGCTATCAAAACCCAAGGACCAAGGTCTGGTAAAGGTCGAAGGAAGTCACATAATCATATCCTTGTATAATGCCTACAATAAGAGGGATTACGCAAGGTTCCAAAGAAACATGAGAAAATGTTCTCAATCTCTAGTTCACGGTTTCTGCCAGTTCATGCTACTATCTAAGTGAGGGGTAAATAATATGAAACCGAAACCATGGTTTTTATCAAAAACAATTCTTGTTCAACTTATTGCAGCTATCGCTATCGCGATTGGTGTATTCGTTCCGTCTGCAGGAGCTTTCTTGCAGGTGCATTTTGCTGAAGCTGGTATGGCTTGGGCAATCATCAACGGCATCTTGCGATTCATCACCAAAGATGAAATTAAAATCATAAGCTAATTATGGCTTCTTTCTTAGCCATACTTCCCATAATTAAGATTCTTCTGGAGCTTTTTATTAAGACTCCGGAAGAAAAACTTGGGGACGTTTCTACAAACATATCGCGCTATCTTTCAGAAATTAAAGATGGCGTACAGCATTTAAAGGAGAATAAAGGTGACACTTCTAAACTTGAAGATGCTCTCAACAGCGCTCGTCGTCGTTCTAAGTAATTGCGCTTTCTCCAAGGGTGCTAAACCTCCTGCGGATATCAAAGCCTATTCCAGTCAACCAGATGACTCATACTGTGGCGCTGGCTGGTGTAAAGGTAAGACTGGGGCTGTGCGAACACAGTCTCAAGAAGTCATCCCTTATTCAAAAACTGACGATTATATCATGATGAGTCCTGACCACTTTTCGAGATTATTAGAAGCGTGTCCGAAGTAAGATGATAGAAATAGAACTCCCTTGTCTGCCCATAACGGTCAACCAAGCCTTTGCTACGTTCAGGGGGAGAAGAATAACAACAAGGGAATACAAGGCATTCAACGAGCTTGTGGAGAAGCTAATCCCTGATGGGATGCCTGATTGGGGTAAATTCACAACACTATCTGTTGTTATTGAATTCTATTCAGAGACTTGGTTCACCAAAAATGGAGTTAGGAAACGGGATGTCGACAACTTCATTAAGCCTCTTATTGATTCTATCTTTAAACATTTTGATATTGATGATTCTCAAATTTTTGACCTGAAGGCTTCTAAAAAGTTCGGTCCTGATAGAACAGTCGTTAAGATATTCCACTTAGACGAGCATTAAACCACTTCTTAGCAACACAATCATACTGCCATCCGTTCAGTCTTAGCCATAATCTCACTTGTTGGTACTTATCTGAGAAGGTTTTACTGCCTAGCATATGTATTTCTGAGTGATGGAGTCTACATACCGGCAAAAGATTAGCCTCATCATCCGATCCACCAGAATTACGAGTCTTAAAATGATGGAGGTCCACGCCTTTTTTAGAACAAACAGTGCAAACTTGATTTTGATCGGTGTATTTAGAAGCCATAAGACGGTAGACTCTAGTCCATGGAAGAAGAAAAATCGAGCCTACACCAAGGCAATACCAAAATGCTTAGAGCTGTTAGGATTGACGTAACTGTATTGATGGAAGCTCATGAGACTACCGAAGAATTGATAAAATTTATAGGAGAGTTCTTTTGCGACCAAGGAGACTACCAAGGGTTAGAAGCCGTAGTAGTCTCTGAGGTTGAGGGGTATGTAATCCCTTATAGTGACGAAGTTAACTAGCGTAAGTGCTTAGGCCCAAGCTGCGCATCATAAATTGAATACTGTCTCTTGCCGTTACCTCTAACACGTATCTTACGATCATGGAGCACCTTAGATACGTGCTCAGGACTAACATCAAACCCATACCGCAACGATACGCGCTTAGCTAGGGCTACGCAGCTCATCCCAGTCTTATACAAGTCACAGATAGCGTCTTTAAATTCTTTTGTAGCTCTTATGTCGTGTCTCATTTTTCTAAACATTATAACCATCCCGCAAACTCGTAGTAATAGATTTTTTACAGTGAGGGCATATCATCTCTTTTCTCTCCTTGCCAGTCTCCGAATCGCTCTTCCTTTGAGCAATAACGGCAGCTGATAAATCCACGGTGATCGCCCCAAGGGTAATACGGTTTTATAAAATCGTGCGGCTCGCCATTCGCGCAAGGAGCTTTAGAAGTAGAAAATATAACACTGCACTCTGGCTCGCAATTAAAGTTCTTTCCACAATTTTCGCATTCGACCATCCCTTTAGGTTTAGGTGGGCCATCTCCATAGCCTTGACCATTGTTAGCCCCACAATAAGGACATATAACGTTGTCTGTGTGCCTGTGGTGTATGTCTTTCATCTTATTCTGCTGCATCGTAGCTTTTTTCAAAAATATCGGGCTTGCATGGGTAAGTCTCACCATTAACCCCAGTGATGATCCAGTCCTTAGGGCAAACAATGTGCCCGCCTTCGAGCGTGTCGATCCATCCGTGATTCTGCATAATGTCGCCGCAATGTTTGCAATTAGACTGCGAGTTTCCTGATGGATGCCTGTAGTAGTCAACATCCCTTGTCTCTCCTTCGACGAATGGAGAAACCTTGTGCCACTGATAAGCTTCAATTGTTATTGGTTTTTTCTTGTATTTCATTCTGTTTACTCTCATTTCATTCCCAAAGATTCTCGTATTCGGCTAACGCTTGCCGTGCCTTATCCCCACCTTCTTGTGATGTTTCGGAACCATCTTCGATCCAATTATGCGGCCTTGCATAGAAATTCAAAGCATCAATCAAAACATCAACCTTGCCTTGCTCTACTTCTATGCATTCGGAAACTTCATCGGCTATAGCGTTCACTAAATCAACGTCAAGATCTTTAAATTTATTTTGCTCATGGCACCATCCTCTAGCTACTGCTTGACGAATTAATTCAATTGTTTTCATTTTGTCTCCTTATTACATTTAAAATCAATATACTCTTGCGTGAATACATCGATAAGTTTCTTCTCTTGAAGGATCACGCTCCAAGGAATGCCGTTCTCATAGGCAAGAATACTATCATCAACACGCCTAAACCACTCAAGCATATTTTCTTGCAATTTAACGTCATCAAAGAACGCGCCGTTTTCGTCGTATTCCACTTTTGACTTTAGGAAATCATAGAATGATTTTTCTATTTCTGTTTTAAATATTGGGCTCATAAGACATTTTCCATCTTAACGCCATCTCTTTTATTACTAATCCAAATTGAAACAGCTTCATTAGAACCCCAGCAACTTGCAGGTACGTGGTTTACTAGGTAGCAAGCGTAAGTCGGGATAATTTTAATATTATATCCATCGGCCATGCCACATGCTCCCTTTAAATCATTACACAGAACAGCGTTTAAAAAACCACCGCATTCTATCCTGTTTTCTACGTATCTTTTTATAGATTGCATCATGTGATGGGGGATTAATTCATAATTGTATATGTCAGACATTATTTTTCCTCCACGGGTTGCATCGGGAAGAAAATATTATCCAAACTTTTTTCGCATTGTTTTAAAAGATCTTTCATTTTGTCTTTTGTTTCCCAAGCTAATTTCGCGTTGTAAACTGAACGGGCAAATAGAATAGTGCTAAATTCATTACCGTCTTTAATTTTAAATTTTTGGTGGTCATAATGACAATCAATGCCAGTAATTGAACTAAAATCATCCCAAGTTAAAGAAACAACAAGTGTATCAATCCCTCTGCTAATTATTTTCATATCTCATACTCTCCCTTTAGTTCTACGCACGTGATCCTATCGGTACGAATGGTTCTGTCTGCACTATGTTTTGAATTATGAGACACACGATAATTGTTAGGAAAGATATTAACCCAAACAATAAATTCAACTTTTGTCTTCGGTCGCTCGACAAGCGTTAGAATTGAATGAGTGTGATCGTCTTCAAACCTACCATCTAAGTAAAATGCAAGAGAACAGCCATACTTCTCAATGTATAAATAGTTTGAAAATCCCTTTTCGATTAGCGTAAAAACCTTATCTCCGAAAAACGCACATTTAACCTTGTCACCTGCTCTATATAAAAAATTATTCATATCTCACATTCTCCCTTTAATTCTACGCACGCGATCCTATCGGACAGACATTTTTGGTCGGCAATTTCTTTCGAGGCGTAATATGTATTATCGTCCTTGTTAGGGTATAAATTCATCCAAACAATAAATTCAACTTTTGTCTTCTGTCGATCGACAAGCGTTAGAGTCGAATGCGTGTGGCTTTTCATGTGCCTACCTTCCGCACAAAATGAAATAAAACCGCCCTCATGCTCAATGTATAAATAACTTCCTTCACTATAAGCATATAGCTTAAAAACCTTATCTCCGAAAAACGCACACTTAACCTTGTCGCCTGCTCTATATAAAAAATTATTCATCTCTATTCCCTCTTCTCCCTACCCACTCACCTATCAAGGCGGCTATAAATCCCATTAAAATCATACAAAACCCTATCCAAAAAATGTCGCTTGTCATTTTATTTCAAATGGGCAAATCGCCCAGTCCTTTCTTTCGGTCGGGTATGTTTTTTTAATTGTCTTGGCTCAAGACCATACTCTTTCAACCATTTTCTGGCTGTATTTGTAGATACCTGAGCCTTAAGAGCCACGTCTAAACAACTAAGCCCTTCCTCATGTAGTTTGACCACAAGTTCCCTTAGGTGTTCTTTATGGCTCATCTTGAAGCCTTACATTTAAGTTTTGAAGTGCCTCTTTAGTTTTAAGCATCATTGCCCTCTCACCTTGTAGAAAGTTGACTATTGTAAACTCATCCTTGGGGTCCTCCCAAACACTAATAACGTCTTGGGACCTTAATAAGACCATTCTTCCATCTTCTGTGCTGATTATAATTCTTTTCATAATTTCCTTGGTATGTAGAGGTGGCTATCCTCCGACTCGAATAGATAGCCACCATTAGTCACTTGTTTTAAAACGAACGTTTTACCTACTGATTTAAAGGCATTAAAACGGTATTTCTTCATCCTTGATCGTCGATCCTTGGAAAGTTTCCAAAGCAGCACCGATAGGGTCAGAATTATCAAAAGGGTCATCATTATTAAATGGGTCATTGCTAGCTCCCTCAATAAAATCAGCGTGTTTAACGTCTATTACTTTCATAACTTGGAAAAAGTTCTTACCTGCGTATTCCATAACATCAACGTAAATAACAACTTCTTTGCCGATCAAGCCTTGGAAACCTTTGACGATAGCTGCCTCACCATACTTCTTACAAGCTTCTCCGGTAACAGGACCTTTGAATAAGGAAAGCAGCTTAGCTGCCTTACCCCAATCGTATTCGTTCATAGGTTTATTAAAGCGCATAGAACAAATACGCCCTAAAGTGTCCTTGAATTCTACATAAATAGCAGGTTTGTTTTTTGCTCCTGCTTCCTTTAGAATTATTTGATTGATTGATGCCTTAAAGGCTCCGATATTGTTTAAGTAGTTCATTCTACGAACCCCAATATTTTCTCCATATCATTATTTAAAGAAACCATAAGCTTGTGAATAAGATTTGAAGATTCTGGACTAGGGCTTAACTTTATATCGTTGTAGCCATTGAAGGCTTGCTTCGCTAAAATAGTGTCATTACTGCTCACTAATTCGTAATAACCTGATATTTCGTATGTGCCTTTTTCAGCATTGCGCCTAATATCAAGACTTGGTAATCTAATTCCTTTCATAGTAATCATTATAAAATATCCTCTAGTTTAATTTCTTTGTGACATAGTGATTTTAATTGGTTCCCGATTTCTAACTTTTGAGCGGTAAGTTTGGCTATTTCATTCGTGATAGTTTGAAGCGTCCTAAGCTTATTGTTTATACAATCCTTAAGTTTGTATAATTCGTCACTATTGATTCTTTCTAATTGTTCATTGATTAGGTCGTTTGTATTCATAATATTTCTCCTTTTGAATCCCATGACTCTTCTTTGAGCTGGGAAATTTGCCAAGAACTGGGGTAAATTGGCTCGACTCCGCAAGTATAGAACGGCCAATCATTTTTGGCCTCACACTCCGCAAGTCTCTCAAGCCATTGTTTGTATTTTCTTTTGCCGATCTCGTAAAAAGGGTTTGCATCATAAATGCCTATCGCATGCGGTGCCTTCTCCTCTAAAGCTATCCAAACAAAGTTATCAGCTTCAAAGATATCCTGATACCACGCCGCTTTAGCATCGTAATGTAAATTAGATATGACTCGGCCGAATTCCTGCGAGCTGGCTCCTTTGGGTCTGCCGACTTTTTTGACATCCAAAACGACTTTGCCCATTGTTTTTGAGTTAACAACTATATCAGCCTTGCCCTTGCATGGCCTACCATTGAAATCTCTCACTAAAGGGACCTCAAATTCTCCAGACGAAAAGACTTCTGCTAGGGAGAGTTTCCCTCTATTAGCTTTAATTTCGTCGGCAAGTGACAATAGAATGCCGGTTAAGCTCTCCATCTCTTGCGGTTTAAGGATGACTGCACCCTCTCCCTGATCGGCTCTCCATTTGTCCATGTATTCTCTATGTGCCTTTAGCCTATTGTTTCTCTCCTCTCCTAGGATTGTGTCGGGTTCCACCACATACAAACTTTTAAACTTCATAGGCTCCAAAATTGCTAAGTGGCAAATTGTGCCAAAATTAACCGCATCCGATTCTAGCGGAGCGTTTATCTGGTAATGTTTCGGCGAGTCTGCCATAAGCGCCAGTCTACTTACATTTAAAGCAGGATCTTCTCTATATTCATCTCTCATATTTCACCTTTCAAACTTTTCCTAATTGAATTGACTCGATCCTTTGCCGACAAAACGCACTCCTGCCAAATAATTGGGTCTTGGAGCGCGTCGTTCAAGTCGATCTCAAGATCACTAAGCAGCGAGAAAACATAGTCTCCACTTGGGATCTTTTGAGTCTTAGGTTTGTCTCCTAGGAACGAGTCAATAATTCGCTGAACATCTTTAGATTCTATTTTTTTAACGGTCATTAATAACCTTCCTTTCGTAAATCTTGAGTGATTTCATTGATTCTTTCGGTATATCTGTATGGCAATCCTTCCTCTTCTTGCTCTTCTTCCTCTAATTTTGCATTTTCAGAGCATAATTCTATAAATTCCTCAAAGGTTTTGGGCCATTCTTCTAGATGAGTTTCAAGCCATCCTAATGTGTAATCCAATCCGTCAATCATTGCGCACTGACCTTTCATAGGACCATGCGATATTATCAAGAGCTTCTTTAAGAATAAATTCGCATTCTGTTTTAGCTAATAAACTATCGTATATTTTAATAGCCTCCCTCGAAGCCAAAAAAGCAGCGCATAATGCTGTGACATCTCCCTTTTCGTCAATAAAGGCTTTTCTTTTTATATTTCTATTTATCGCTGCTTTGCCGCTAGCATTGTCGTAATATCTAAAACCCGAATGGATATCGTCAAAACTTCCCAGCTTATAAAAAGGCTCGTCATTATACGCGATGAGGTGGCGGCTTTCATTCCGCATGTCACCCTTCCAGACTATAACGTGTACTAGACTGGACATTTTCTCGAACCTAAAACAATAATCTGGATATTTATTATTTAGCCAAGTTTCAATCCTTTTAGATACAGGTTTGCCCTCATTTAATTCGATGAATCCTGCAACCATCTCATGCCGTTTAATAAGCTCCGATTCCCTGTTAATTTCTGCTTGAATCTCAAGGACTACCGCAATTTTTAATTGTTTATTTATTGTTTTAATCATCTTAATTCACCTCATCCACAAAAAACTCGCTCATTTGGTCGTCAAATTCTTTCTCGTCTAGATGGTCAAAGTTTTCACGTATTTTGCCCCAAGCATCCTCAAAAGATTCTGATTCTCCATAAAAATCTAAAACATTACCGGCCCAATCCTTAACAATAAATTTTCTCATCTTATTTGCTCCAGCGCCTTTTTAATGCGCTTATTTCTATTTTGTGTTTTTTTAATTTCTTTTTTGGTATTTTTTGCGGCTGCGATACAAGTTTGAGCCGCTACGATCGCGCCAGTGCGGCCATGTGCCACGTCTCTAGCCTCGGTGTCACAGTCATACTTGACAGCTTGACGGACTATTGCGACGAGAGCAGTAAACTCTTTGTCCGTCATTCGCCCCAAAGCATACGTATTAAACGAGATTAAGCTTAATAGTAATAATCTCATTTTGATGCTCTCATTGGCATTAATACGCCGTTATTACCGTTAAAAATAACTGACATAGGACTTAATTTGCTAGTGGTGTCGATCTCCAAAGTGCATTGGTCTGATAGTTTGTTATCGCGCATCGACTCACATAATTGAGCCAGCAAAAAGGGATTAAAACTTATTTTATGGTTTAAATTTGTCGGCATTACTCTAGACGTGTCGGGGTAATCACCGACAATGCGCTCAAGTATGACTCCTGTAAGTCCAGCAACGCATAGCTCTATTTTCCCATTGTCATGCATTTTGATAACCCATGCACATTTTTTATTGCTAGCGTAAACGAGTTTAAGCATTTTCACCGAATCCGGCTGTATTATATACGGATGATTAAGTGCCAATCCCTCGGGTATGTCGAGATAAACTACAGCTAGAGCATGACCGTCTGTAGCGCGCATTCTGAGCTTGTCGTTAACAATATCAAGGCACACTCCAGTTAATGAGTACCTCATTTGATCTTTTGAAGCCTGTTTTTGCATGTTTATTATTGATGTTATTAATTGCATTGTATCTCCTTATTATTGCCTGATTATAACGTAATCATTGGCATTACTTACTTAAGTCGTATAGTACGGCGTCTACGCCGAGGTTTTCCAAGGCCATTGCAAAGCCTAAAGTACACATATTTGATCCGTCAGGCTGCACGCCTTCATCTTGGTCACAACGAAGCATGAGCTTGTAGGCTTCCCGAATGAAGCTTTGTAATGCTGCGGGATTTTGCACGCCTTCTAGAGAATTAACACACTCGACGATGCGAGCGGCGTTTGCCTCGGCATGGTAAGGGACATTGTTATGCTCGCGCGCCCAATAGGAATCACGTAGGTAAAAGATATTAACAGAGCGGTCGCCTTCTTTGGCCTGAATGCAGTTATCTGCATGTGTCGCTGCGGTGTTGCGGTTAAATGTCCAAGGTCCTGCAGTATGTGCAGTATGTTTTGTTCTGCTCATCTTAATTAACCTCAATAAATTCGAGATTGTAAGTATCGTCGTCGTCTATGTCGCCGCCGGTAACTGTGTACCATGCTGTGAGCGTATCGCCATTAACGTCAATAGTAGACGCCGCCCAATTGTCGGGATTATTAGCGTCGCTTTTGTACGTGGGCTCACAATGACGCAATAACAGTCGATTAATCGTAGCGGCTCCGTAGATTGCAATGGCCTCGTCTTTTGATGCCTGTATTTGTGATGTTATTGTTTTTGTTATTAATTGCATTGTATCTCCTTATTGCCTGATCATTATCAGATCATTAGCATTGCTTACTTAAGTGGTAATATGATGGATAATTAAATATATGTCAATATAAAATAATAAAAAAAGTGTATGGTCATTTATATTAACAAAAATAACGTATTAGGATCAAAATTTAATCATTCAGCAAGCAATTTGATTCATTTTGAATCATATCGAATAATAATAATTGTATATATATAGAGAGGATCATC